CCTCGCCGAACTGCAAGCGTCACGCGACCAGCAGGAACTGGAGTACGCGCGACTCGAAGAACGCATCAAGCAATTGCAGGATGAGCTGCTCCTCCGCCGCCGCAGTCTCGACATGACGCACGGCCGCATCGCCGAACTGGAGGCGCTCCTAGCAGCAGATCCCCGCCAGGATGGCCACGAATACGCAGCCGAGCAGCAGCACGACGGCGTAGGCGATAACGAAGAGGGTCAGGAGACGATCGCGCATGGAGGTGTCTCATAGTCGCGTATGGACGGTCGCTTATTCTAGCACTCCTCCTCTTCGTCGGCGTGCAGCAGCAGCCCTCCTCTGCCACCGCCACGGTCGTCGTCGTCGTGCGCGGCGCTGGCCCGGCCTCCTTCGTCGCGACCATCCCGCATGGCTGGGATGTGACGCATTCCTTCGCGTCGACCGGGGCGCTGACGGATGACGCCAATCCGATCGGCACACCGCCGACGGTCGTGCGCTGGAGCGGGGTCGTGAGCGACACGGCGCCGGCGCTTGTCTGGATCCAGCTACTGGCGCTGCCGCACGCGAAGGATGGGGTGGTGGTGGTGGGGGATCGGAGCGTGTGGGTCAGGGCGCCCTCTGGAAGCGCGCCGGCGCCCCGAAGGCGGCTGTGGATGCCTCTCCTCCGACGCTAGCGCAGCATCGCTGCCTTGCGCTGATTGAACTCCGCGATCGTGGCTCCGACGTTCCCTGAGCAACTCCACGCCGCTACTTCTCCGATCGGATACCCGCGCGCATCGCTCACGACCTCGTGCAGATACGGGGAGGAGGTCTGTCGTGCGAGCTGTTCGGTGCATTCTTGCCGGATGCGTGGTGTTACGACCGTGCTCAGGACCGGGCGCGCGACGGTGGCCGGCAACAGGGCCGGCGGGGCGGGCGCGAAGCTGGACAGCGCAAACCAGAGCAAAATAGTCACGAGCATGTTTCGCATATGTTCCTCTACTTGTAGCTCATCGGCGTCGGCGTCGTCACGGTCACGACGCTCGCGCCGGATCGGGCGATCCATTCGGCGCGGGCGGCCACCTCCAGATTGTCGAGCGTATCATACCCGCATTTCTCGATCATATCACCGGCCGTGCCCACCCGCGCGCACACCGTCGGCGCTGGCGCAATCTCTGGCGCGGCGACTGGCGACGGGGCTACCGTCGGACGCGGCCTGAGATCCGGCAGCCCAGCAGTCACCAGGCCTGACACGTCGCCCGCATGCAGCCACACGAGGCCAGAGCCTAAGACGTCAAACTGGGTCCAGTCGTCGCCGTAGCGCCCGGTCGCGGTCATCTCCCTGCTGCTCTCGATCGCCCCGAGCACGAGCCCGCCCGGCGCCGCGAAGGCCACGAGGAGCCGCGCTACTGGCGTGGGCTGTGGAATGAGCGTGATGCGTGCCGTCGCAATTGCTGTAGCCCCTCCCAGCGGCCTTGCTGCCGGTGTTTCAACAGAACGCCCGAGCGAAAAGAGCGCAATGCCGATGAAAAGCAGACCGGCGACCGCGAAGGCGATCAGTCGGGCGCGCGGGGGTGCGGCCGCGTGCCGTGTAGGCGCTTCGTCGGGTGGCGTCGGGAGCAGGGTGGCGATCGGGCGAACGAAGCCGGCTTCGTCGTAGTCAGCAGCGGTAAATTGCAGTGATGACATTACGCGCTCTCGCTTTCTGTCAAGCACCACCGGCCGAGTCGCGCTTCTTTGGCGATGCCACTCCGTAGCCATGTATCGCGCATCTCTTTTGCCGCCGTCTCGCCGATGTTTAGCGCATCGGCGAGGGCTCGGATCGTCCAGGGGGTGCGGCCAAAATGGTCACGTGCCGCGGTCACGTATCCGTCGTTGCCCGTCGTTGCCCGTCGTTGCCCGTCGTCAGGTGCGATCTGCTGAATGGACGGCTCTGGTCGTGTATCCACGTGCGCGGACTGCCTTTCGAGCGGCGCAATGTCCGGCACCACGTCGATCGCTTTCGCCACACGCTCCAGCTCATCGGCGATCTCATCGTCGCCCATGATGCTGCGCTCCAGGTCGGCGGAGAGTCCTAACGTCCGCACGACCGAGCGCATGCTATCAGCCGAGCCCATCAGCAGCCCGCGCACCGTGCCGAACACCTCTTCCTGTTCCCTTGGCAGCAGATTCGCCCAGCCGAGCGCCGCGAGCGTTTCGGCACGGATGAGACTGGCCTTAATGATCGCCAGTTCGGAGCGCTGCTGCATTTCGAGCTTTCGGACCGCGTGCGCCTGCTCAACTGCGGCCATCCACATCTCAGGAGTCGTGGCCGTCCACGCTAATGCGGGGATGAGCACGAAGCCGATCAGGCAGGCAATCGCCAGGTTCGTGGCCTCGCCCGTATCGGTCACGTTCGGCTGCGACATCCACCAGGAGAAGATCAGGTGCCAGCCGTGCCAGGTCAGGAAGACAGTCGCGACCAGCATGGCGACGAAGCCCCATGTGCGGGTCTGCGTGCGTTGCAGCATCATGCCGGCGGGGGTTGAGGGCGCCATTGCCGACCAGAGCAGCGGCGTCACGAGGCTGTAGATCAGGCCCATCACGATCGCGACGATGCTCTGCATGCTGAGGAGCGAGGCGGGATTGAGCCAGGCCCAGTGAAGTGTTATCCAAAAGAGGAGCGAGGCGCCCATGCAGACCAGGGCGATCCAATCGAAGACGCTGCGCGCGACGGTGGCGCGCTTGAATTGGCGTGTGTAGCGGTCAAACTGTCGCATGGATGTTCTCCCTTCCTGGCATGCTATGCTTAGCATGCCCTGAACCTACTATCGGGGCAATGGCAGGCGGTGCTTGAGGGAGCGCCGCTTGCCGCTGGTGTGTCCCTAAAACCAGATCCATTCCACGCGGCACCAGTTCAAAGCCCCCGGATTCATCAGGTAGCGGGCATACTCTTGCGCCGCGACCAGGTGTGCGTTGAACAGCGCCGTGCCCTGTGGTGAATTGGTGTGGCCATCTTTGTCGTACCACTCGCTGCCGGTCAATACCCAGCGGCGGGTGTACTCTTGCATCGGCTGGCCGGGGATGATGCCGGCGGTGACTTCCCACGCGGCTCTGGCGCTCTCAGGCATTGGGCGCTCCTTCCTGCTTCGCGGGACATTTCTGATTGTCGCACCATGTCCAGCCGCCATCCCCGCCGCACTGCGCACATGGCTCCGTGTCGCCCGGGTCGAACCACATGGGATCGTCCTCGTAGGCGTCGTATTCGCCCTCACCGCCGCATTGGTCGCAGTCGATCCACTCCAGGTCGTAGCCGCAGTGGGGACAGAGCGCGGGCGTGGGCTCCGCTTCGTCGTATTCCATCAGATCGGGGCCGATACGGTAGCTCATACGCTTTGTTCCTTTGCTTCGACGCCAGCCATCTTCCGAATAACTTGTAAGCAAGCAACAGCATCCCCGAGCGCCGTATGGTCACCGCCCGGCAGGCGCTGCCAGCGACCTATAGTCCCCATTCCTTTTTCCATCGGTACACCGTCCTGATGCTTAACCCTGTCATTTCGACTACATCATCAGGATGTATTCCCTGACTCAGTAGATCGAACATACGTTGATATGCGGGATTATTATGCCGCTGTTGTTCGTTGTAGGCTCGCTGCGCGGCGCGGCGATTGGCTTCCCACTCAGCAGTACGATGAGAGGCGATCTCGCTTATTTTAGTCCTGGTTGCTTCTGAGCGCCTGCTGCCGGTAGTGGCTTCGATACCTTTCTGTCGGATCTCAGGAGTGATCCGACCTTTCGATGATTCTCTCAGTTTCGCACGGGTCTCATCAGAGGCGCTCTGTCCGATCTTTCGTTGCCGTATCTTTTCGCGTGTCTCTTCGCTTAGTACACGCCCGATATTCGCGAGTCGCTTTTTCATGCGCGAAAGCGGTGAATGTATACGATTGCGATTCGCTTCGGCCACAGCATGCCGTGCATGTTCGCTGACGATTAGTCCGCTTGTGCCGTCCCCTCCATCGGTAAGGTTTACAAGATTTTCGCGGCCATAGTGCCGAATAAGCGCGATCTCATAATCAAGCGCCGCTTGTTCATCTGATGTGCGATAGACGATCACTTTTTGTACTTCACCGCCATTTCGCCATATCTTGCGAATAACATTGCACTTACGGCAACTACAGCCGCGTTGTGCCTCCCACTCATGCTGGCGAATGCGCTTACCGCTCCCTTTGCCGACGTAAAATACCGATTCGTCGGGCCGCGCCAGTGTGTAAACGTAGAACTCCATAGTGCGCTCCTCTGTGTTTCTGCCACGCCACCATTATACCACCATAATGACGCCACTGCAATTGACCTAGTGGCGAAATGGCGGTACAATAGTGGCGTAGTAGCAAGGAGCTTCCTATGGACGATGAGAAAAAGCTGACACTCCGACTTCCAAAAGACCTGCACGATCGACTGATTCGAGCGGCGAATGAGGACACGCGATCGCTGAATGGTGAAGTTATTGCGTTGCTTCGTGCGGCGCTTGCTCAGCGGGATCGACAATCCCCGCCATCCTCCGAATAACCGCAAGTGTTGCGCGACAGTCTCCCAATGCAGAATGATCGCCGCCCGGTAATTTTTGGAATCTATAATTCCCGTGATATGAAGAGTAATCTCCCACCCATTGCGCGTACCATTCCATTGCGCATGTTGTCTTCATCTGGCGTATCTCCTGTTCAGCCGGGCTATAGCGGTCCCACCATGTTTTGATGTCGGTGAGGTACGGGCCGCCCGCGCTGGCGCGGCTACTGATCAGCATGCTGACGTCGTAACTCGCGTTATAGATCACGATCTCGCGACCGGCGCATAGGTCGGCGATCTTCGGCCAAACGTGATCGAAGGTCGGCGCGTCTTTGACCATTTCGTCACTTATGTGATGAATGCTGCGCGCGGCTGGCGGGATCGGCTTCGACGGCTTGACGAGCGTGTCGAGCAGCACGGCGCCAGTAAGATCGATAATAGCGATAGAACAAATTTCATCGGTCGTATCTAAGCCAGTGGTTTCTGTGTCCAGCACCACGGCTGTGCCTTCGTTCAGCAGCTGCCGTGCCCAGCCGGCCGCGGCCTTGCGATCGTCGTTCATGCTTCCCTCTTTTCTTCCAAGAGCGCGAGCGCGTCCGCGTACCCGCCGGTCCAGCGCGGATCGGCGGCGACGATGCGGGCCATTCTGCGCCGCTCGAACATCAGTTGCCCTTTGCCATAGCGGCTGGCGTCCTCAACCGAGCTGTTCAGAAAGTCGTTCCACGCCGTGAACAGATCCATGCGCTTCTGATACCAATCGGCGCGTTGTCGTTCGAGCTCGCCATCAATGTCTGACGCGAGTATCATCAGCTCGTGCGAAATATGCTGACCGTCCGAGAGCAACCGAGCCGCGTCTGCTAAACGCGCCAGCCGTTCGTTGAAATTGCTCATCCTTCCCTCGCTTGTCGGCACGCCTGGTCGTAGGCCGCAAGGACGCAGCCGGTCCCGTGAAACGTATCACCGTTCAGGGTGTGCCCGAATCCGCAGGCCGGGCAAATCCCCGATACCCAGCGTGTACGGTCGCTGAAACGCGCAACCACCGCCCGCGCGGCCTCCAGCTCAGAGAGCAGCGCATCGGCCTGGCTCTGGCACGCATTCACCGCCGCGCGTGCGTTCTTGCCGTACACGCGAAAGATGCCGTAGAACGTCGGCAGCGTCTGTGCCAGATTCGAGGACGGCGCGTAGCTCTCCACGAACGCCGCGACTGCCTCACACGCTTCGATCAGGGCGGCCATGCGGGCGTGCTCCAGGTCGCCGGCGCGCATCACGTCGGCGAGGCGGGCTTCGCACTCATGGAGCGACACAAGCGTGTCCTGCGCCTGGATTCTCCAGTAGTCACGCTCCGCCATTGAAACTTCTTCGCTCATCGCAGCCCCCACTCTACCGGCATCTCCCACCAGTGAAAACAATTCGGATGTGGCGTCACGTAATCCGACCGGCGCGGCTTGATCATCGCCATGTCCAGGTCGGGGCCGGCGATTGCCTCAACCACGGCAACCATCTCATCCCAGCTCGGATAGCGGTCGTCGCGACTGATCGAGATGTGCAGGAAGCGCGACTTGCTTTTGATGTGCAGGTGCGGCAGCGGGTCAAGCGACGCCGCGACCGCCAGCCCATCCGCGCTGTGCCACGCCGACAGGACCAGAGTCGCGCCGCCCCCCACGTCTTGCGGCGCACTCCGCCCGCGATAGAGCAGCACCCACCGATCACCCACGGTCAGATCGCATGCCGGCAATGTGACCTCACCTTTTCTGTTCACGCCCGGCCGGTAGGGCTGTACAGCGCGTCCTTTCAACTCGTTCCCTCCATCGCTTTCCACTCTGCCGTGAGCTTCGCCAGCTTGGCCTGCCAGCGCGCCAGCCGGGTCGGATCGCGGTCGTCGGGCCAAGTCGCGTAGATCCTGACGCGCCGTTCGGCATCACGGACTTTCACCGCGTGGTAGTACCGCTTCGACTGGAGCTGATACGCGCGCATCAGCTCGGCAAGCTGCTCTTCGCTCAGGTACTTGGTAATCTCTGCAAGGAGCCACTTCTGTGGATTCTCCACGCCGATCGTGCTCATGCCGCGTCCACATCTTTCCCGCGCATCGATTCGCGATACCGCCGGAATTGGTCAAGGAGCTGTGCCGCCCGCACGTCGTCGAGTCCGATCGAGTCGCGCGCAAACGCCATGACCACGGCGTCGCCTTCGCTCGCATCTGCCACCTCAAATAAGAGCAGCGCGATCTCACGGGCCTTGGCCGGGGTGAGCTGCGCGGGCGACGCGTCGAGCGTTAGCTCCACATAGGGCTTGCCATTGGCTGTCGAGACGAGGCTGCCGACATGGACCTGCCCGTGCCCCTTGCCACGCTTGATGATCGCGTCCATGACCGCCTGGCCGATATGGCGGTAGCGCTCTCTGCGCGGCTCGTCTGCTTGCTCCCACGGCACTGGTATGTGGTCGAATGCGGCCTCGTATGCCACCTGCCCGAGCCGCTCGCGCAAGTTCGCCGCATGGTCGATCGGCGGCAGGCTCTTGATCCCGCGTCCCTTCATCGATTTTCCTTTCTGGCGCTCTCCGCCCGCGTGGATGCCAACGTGATACCATCCGTAGTATCACCGCATGATCGACCTCCCGCCCAGCGAGCGTGTAGCGCGCGGCGCCATTCAGCAGGCTGCCGGGGATGTAGGACGCGCGGCCGTGCGGCGTGTCATAGGCTAAGGCGACGGTGGGGGTCATTGTGCTGCTCCATTGTCCAGGTACGGCGGGCGCGTGCTTCGGTGGTAGTGCCGTCCGATCCGCGCCCTCCTTCGCGCTTCGTTCGTTGGGAACCACTGCTCACAGAGATCGTCGGATTGCGTTTGACCGCAGTTGACCGTTGCGGGCGTTGCGGGCATGCGACAGCCGACAGTCGGGTGCCAGAAAAAGCAGGTGCCGCAGCAGTAGATTACGCCATCGATCTCGACTGTCATCCGCCCCCTGCCTTCCGTGCCGCCATCTTCGCCCGCCGCTTCGCCAGCGTCCTTCGCCGCCAGGCCGGGTCGGCCCACTTCGCCGTCATCCGCGCGCTCTGTGCGCGGCGGTAGCGCTCGCTCGTGAGCTGGCGGAGGGCCTTTTCGCGCTGTGCGGGGGTCAGCATGTCAGTCTGCTTCCATCAATTTCAGGAAGGCCAGCTTCCGAATTTCGAGCGCGGCCGCGATCTCGAAGGCCGCGCCGGCCTCGCGCACGCAGACGTGGACTTCCTTGTACTTGCCATTCATGCCGGTGTAGACGCACACACGGAAGCGGCGATGACCAGCCACGCCATAGCTCCGCCCGAGCGCGATACGACCCCACGGTCGGAGTTGTGAGCTCTCGTACATCAGCTCCGCATGGCCGGTGTGGACGGTGACATAGCGATCCTTCTTGGTCACAATCGCGGGCAGGTCGCTGTACAGGCCTCCCGTAGCAGGCGTCTTGACAATATCGCCGACGCGAATAGCGCGGCGCGCATCAAGCTGCTGCTCAGTCACGCTGCCTCCTGTTTCTGTGCCTTTCGTCGTGCCCAGCCCGCTCTGATAGCCGCTGCTCTCTTAGCGAGTATCTCGGGGTCGCTATTGATGCGGTCAAGAGAGCGCAAGCTGCTCGCGCGCACATTCCAGTGCATCTCTGGCGGCTTCTCCCCGCGTGCGATGCGCGTCAGGCGCGGCAGCAGCCGCTCGCGTATGGCGTAGACGTTGCGTCGTGTCAGGCCCATTTCGAGCGCGACGCCGTCAGTCGAATAGCCCCGCACCCTGAGGGAAAGGTAGCGTATGTCCTCTTCGGCCTTCTCAGCGCGCTGCGCTTCGAGCAGTGGCGCCAGACTCGCCAGATAATCGTGCGACCAGGGCGGCTCAGGGCCTTGTCCTTGCGTGTAGTCGCGCCACTCGAGCCATTCGCCCTCCCGCGGGTAGTGGTGGTACAGCCAGCGCCTGAGCCAGTCGATAATCGCGTGCTTGGCAGCGATAAAAGGCAGCCCGTCTCCATGCGGCTCCCGCGTCAGTCCACAGATCGCTGTCGCGCCCTCCTGGATCGCATCCTCCCAATCCTCTGCCGTGAAGATCGGCCGTCCCTTCAGCACGCACCGCGCGGCCTTGTCGGCGAGATCGAGGATGGAGGCTGGGTCGTTCATCGCTCCGTCCTTCCTACATGCTCCCGTAGCACCCGCGCCACCGCCAGCGCCCACTGGCTGTCACTCAGCAGCCCGCGCCGCAGCAGCGCGTTGAGGTGCGCGAGCTGGCGTGCGAGGTCGGGTGGTATGTTCAAGGCCCCGTCCTCCCCACGGTCCCGATCACCATCCCCACGCCCGGCGTCGCCACCTGCTCCAATTCCTCCGCGCTGTACGCCCGCGTTTCGTGGCCCGGCACCGCCACGAGGTAGCGGCTGCGCGAAACAAGGGTCGAGACCGCGACCACCATGCCGAGCGGGATCGGTGGCAGCGCACGCACGCGCACGGTGTCGCCTTGCTGTAGTTCGTTCATGCTGTCACTGCCTTTCGCACACTCCAGAACCTGCGATCGTCGCCCGGCCGGAGCGCGGGCACCGTGGGCACCGCCGGCGCTTCGGATCGTCGGCGGCACTGGGCTACCAGCGCCAGCAGGTCCGACCGCAGATCGGGATCGGCGTCCATGCGGTCCTCGACTGCTCGCAAACCAAACATCACGGTCGTATGATCGCGGCCGAGCAGCGTGCCGATGTCGATGAGGCCGAGGCTCGGGTACGCGCACCGGAGCACCCAGCCGGCCGCCTGGCGCGCCTCGGCGACGTAGCGCGTGCGATTGCGTGACAACAGCGTCTCGACACGGAGGCCAAAGTACGCCGCGACGGCTGTGATGAGGGCTTGTGGTGTCATCGCCGCACCGCCGATCGTCTGCTGGCCAGCTCGGCTAGCGCCGCTTCGTCACTTTTCCCCTCCGCCAGCAGTCGCAGCAGCAGCTGGAAATCGCGGCCGCTGAGACCGGGCGGCGCCAGACTCAGCGCGTAATCGCGGAGGGACACGCCGTCTGCAGGCTGCTGTTCTGCTGCGAGTTGCGCCCAGTCCACGGCAGTGTCCCGCCGAACTGGCGCGAGCTGCCCGGCCATGAGCGCCGCCCAGAAAACGCCCTCGGTCAAGCGGCCGTCGCTGTTCCTGATGCGCTCCTGGTCGTACTCCCACCGGGCGCGGATCTGCTCGGCAGTCCAGTCACGCGCCGCCAGCGCTTTGGGAATCACGCCCCGGCCGGCGCCCAGTTCGGCCAGCAGGGCAGCGGCCCCGTGATCGATGCGATCAGAGGGCTGATCGTTTGGGGTCGCACATGGTAATCTATAGCTAACAGCAACAGAGTCATGACGAGAACCTGTTGTTGCTAAACATGAATCTACCATGGGCGCTTCAAAACGATCAGCCCTCTGATCGTTCGTGCTATTCCGCACTGTGATCGGGTTTTCCGCACTGATCAGACCACTGATCGTTTCCGATCGATCAGTCGGCTGATCGATCTGATCAGCCGACTGATCGGGATCGATCAGGAGCATGATCACCCGGCCGTCGTAGGCAATCCAGCCGTCGCGCGCGAGCTGGTGCAGGCATGGCGAGACCAGGCCGGGACTTACCCCGGCCCAGCGCGCGAGCGCACGAACGCCCGGCGTGATACACCCGCCGACAGCGCAGTGTCTAGCGATTGCATAGAGCAGCAGCGTAATCGCCGGCGTCCCGATAAACTCGTATGGTCGCAATGCGGCCGGTCCTGCCGATTCATCCGCTCCTATCGCGGGTGTTGCATTGGTGTGGTATACTGTATCCACAAGCTTTGGTGCTCCTGAAGGGCGACGTGGGATTAACGGGCCACACGTCGCCCTTCTTGCTAGTCAACGAATACAAAGAATCCCCTACTCCGCCAGCTCCTTCAACCAGGCCGGCGCCTCACCGATCGCGGCCACATGCTCCGCGGTATGTTCGAACAGCCATCGGCGCCTGGCCAGCAGCAGCAGCGCGACCGTGATAGACGACGCGACCTCTGGTGGCGTGTCGCCTGTGGCGTCACTATAGCCGGCGCAGTAGGCCGCGTAGATCAGGTCGGCCAGGCCGCCGGAGGTGTGTTCCTGAATGAGTGTTTCGAGATCATTCAATGGGCGTGCTCCTCTGGTGTCTTACGGCCACTGCCGGCCGATCGCAGGTGGCACTTTGCGTATCCTGCCAAAGCAGACCACTTTCCATTTTGGCATGCCGGGCGTGGGATAACAGCCGCAGCGATAGCAGCGACGCGCCTCCAGCAGGCTCGGCAGGTAGGACGGTGTGTCACAATCAGCGCAACGTCGCATGACGCGCCGCTCTGGTCGCTGATGTTCTTTCAAGAGATCGTCGGTGTGCGCGTGCATGGGCGTGCTCCTCTGTGGTAGAATGATGAGGATGGGAGTGCGTACCGCTCCCATCCCCCTTCGATTGTCCTACATCACCACTTCATACAACCTCCTAACCGCAAAGCGGAGCCGTCGCACCCCGCGCGATTGCGTAGCGCCATGTCAGCGCGCCCCAATCGCTCGAATTGCCGCGTTCCCTCAACGGGCGAATCTCTCGCCACGTTGCGATGGAGGATGACCATGGAGTCCCTTGACCGCCGGATTGACCTTGCCCACGCGCCGGCCGCGTTCGCCGTCGCACTCACCCCGCCGACGATCGCCGAGACCCTGCCGAACTTCGCCGCGGCCCTGGCCGGCCGCAAGCTCTCACCCCGCACGATCGACACCTACCGCCGCGCCGTCCGCTACTTCGGCACATGGCTCGGACCAGAGGCCACAATCGCCGACATCCAGCCCGGCACCCTGCTCGCATTCCAGAGTGACATGCGGAAACGGGAGAGCGCCACCATCCGCAAGTACTTCTGCGCGCTGCGCTGCTACTGCCGCTGGCTCATCCGCGCCCGCCTCAGGGGGGACGACCCGACGATGGATCTGATCTGGCCGCAGCGGACGACCCCACTGCCGCGCGCGCTCTCGTCAGCAGATAAAGCGAAACTCGAATGGCTGCTTGAGCGACCGCTACCCGTGCTGGACAAAGCCAAGCGCTGGGTGCTCATCCGCGACCGGCGGGCGATCGTCGTGATGTGGTATGCCGGGGTGCGGCTCAGTGAAGCGGTTAATCTGAAGTGGGCAGACATTGACCTGCAAGCGCGGTCGCTCACCGTGCAACACGGCAAGGGCAACAAGACCCGCGTGGTTGGGCTGCATAGCCGATTGGTCGCGTGCCTGGAAGCGGTTGGAGAAGCCGAGCGGGTCGGCTACGTCGTTGGCGGCCGGGGCGGTCGCAAGATTGCAGGGAAGACACTCGCCAAGATGTTTGAAGCGGGTGGCTGGGTGCGGGAGGCCGGGCTGGACATCTCGGCACACGAGCTGCGCCATACGTTCGCGGTGACGTTGCTTCGGAACGGCGCGGATCTCCGGGCGATCCAGCTGCTCTTAGGACATGCGAGCCTGGCGACGACTCAGATCTATTTGTCGCTGGATCTGAAAGACAAACAGAAGGCGATCGACCTGCTGCCCGATAGGATGGGGTAGCGGGGAGGCGATTACCCCGTCTCCCGCTCCATTTCTTCCTTCGAGGCCGATCGGGTGAGAACCGCAGTTCTCGCCCTTCCGCTGCCGCATCCTGATGCGATCCACAATAATTCAGCGTTTTCGAGCCGCTTTTGGAGTGAGAATCGCCGTGGATTCGCTCTCACGGCGGCTGTCTAGATCGTCCGAGGGCACATGGAACCTTCATCGCTCCCCACGCCACCCACCGATCGTGATGGTCTGCTGACCGCATGGGTTGTTATCGCAAACAAGGGCACCACCGAGACTTCTGTGACGCTCCAAGTGGCCGGGCTCATTGTTACGGGCGATCTGATCGGTGTTGGTACCTACTACAAAGCGCTTGGCGAGCAGTTTGCTGCGGGCACGGCCGATGGCGAGGCACAGCAGGGATGGAAAGCGACATTTGACGAGCTGGCGCAATCATCCACCGCCGTCGCCGCATCTAGCGCGGAAGATTTATCAACACTGCCGCAGTACATCCACCTCCGCAACGCCCGCATTTTACGTGCCGATGGCGAGCTTATCCCGCACAATAGCGGTGTGTTGTGGCGAGGTCGCCTCACTGCGGTTGACGCATGGTGGTTTGGGCTACTGTCTTTCGAGCGGCGAAAAGCGTCGTAGCACAGCGATAAGCGCTTGGCTGATATGTTTCATCTCAGCGGGCGTTGGCGGATGACCGCCGATCGTTATCTTAGGCGGCAGTAGTACCGTTTTGTGTTTCGGCATAGCACTCCTTTTGGTAGGTTTTGGCAGCTTGGCACGATGCGTGCGGTGCGATCGCCAGCGCGCCCGCTCGATTGTGAAATCTGTGCGCGCCTGTGCGCCATTCTGCGTTCCGACCCTATGGCGAGTACGGCGATCGGCCGGGCTGAATCTGGCGGGCAAGTGGCACGGTGCGCTCGCTTTAGCCGCGCTTTACGTGCGCTTCAGGCAACCTTAAGGCGCACGCGCCATACTTACACCCCACCCCGTTCGTGGGCTTCTATCTACGAACGGGGGCACATTGAAAATCGACGTTACGCCGCGCTGGGGACCGCATCGCCGGCTCATCATCGCACTCGCTGCCCTCGTCTTCCTGGCAGGCGGAGTGGTCCTGCTTCGGGTGGTGCTCGATCGCCTACTTGAGCCGGCCGCGCGAGAGGCAGCGGTCTACGGGACGATCGTCGGCTACGAAGAGGTGACAACCAATACCCATGTCACCGCTATCGATCTGAACGACGTTCCGGCCGGCGTCTTTCCGGCACACCAGGTCGGCGTGGTCTACGAAGACGAGCGCGTCGCGATCCTGGAACAGCGTGCCGATGGTACGGTGCGGCTCCGCAACACCGCCGGCGTCGAAGGGTGGACACAAAGCGACTCGCTGAAAGACATTTCCGGCATCGCAGTACTCGCGCCAACCGCAGTGGTGGCAAGACAAGCGCGCCATGTGGTCTATCAGGTCGAGGGAACCGCGAACGTCGCGACTGTGACCTTTACCGGGCCAGGGGATCGGCATGCGGCCGATGTTACGGTCACTATTCCGTGGTCAACGGAATTCGACGCGCCGCAGAAGCAGTTCCTCTTCATCTCGGCACGCAATCCAGATCGGCCGTCAACCGTGACATGCACTATCCTGGTGGATGGGAAGGTCTGGAAAACGGACAAGCACACCGGCAACAATTCGATGGCGGTGTGCGACGGCAGGGAACCGTAGCGCCGGTGATTGCTACGATACGTCGAACGCCTGTGTTTATTACAGGCATACATAGATTACAATGGAGTCATTCATCGTCGAATGTGCGATATTTCCAGAACTCGCGATCGACGTTCGCGTGCCATGCCATGTGGGTCATTGCGCGATCGAGGTGACGGAGCGATGGATGATCGGGGATTATTCGTCGGAGAATCGCGCGAATGGTTTCATATGAACGAAACCATCCAAGAAGCAAAATATGATGATGCGCGCTGATCTGGTGAACACGACGCACACCCTCATCGAAGTAACCATCGCACAACCAATCGCCATTTCGACCAATCCGTGTGCGATCGAAGCGCATCTCAGGAAAAACACGGCAAAGCGTTCCCTGAAGACGTTCGATCGCGTCTTCGTCCGCACTTGAGAGGCGGATGTCAACAAAGTCCATAACTGCTCCCGAATGCCGGCAAAGACACCCAAGCAGTGCTGATTACTTGGGAAACATGCCGCCGGCGCATTCTTCGCAACAGGGATAGCAGAACGCCTCTCGCAGGCGCGTGGCGGCTATTAAGTTGTCAAAGTGCAATCTGAGCTACGATAGCGAGGAGGGCACTGGACATAGCGACTGGTGACACTCTTGGCGGGGTTGCACCAGTGGCAATACAATAGGAATGCTCGGTCTCGTCGTTAGCTTGCAGAGGCGGCGACGGGGCCGAGCATTCCTATGTTGGTGTCCATTGTATCACCGTCTGCAATCTCCCCAGCAGCCGTGCTTGCTTTGATGAATTCGTCGATCGCGCTCTGGCGAATCCTCCGAGTCCCCCCGACGTTGATGTACGCCAGCTTGACCCCGCGCACCCCGCGATCCATGTACTTGTACATGGTCGGTCGGCGCACCTTCAGATAATCCGCTGCTTCCTGCACCGTGTAAAGTGTCTCCACTGTGTCCCCCTCGCTAAGTGATGACACTAGTATAACGCCGTGCCCAAAAGATGTCAAGTGTATTATCGTCAAACGACGATGTACCGCTTGACTACGTGCGTATAACGCTGTATAATGGTGTTAGTTCAGAAGCAGCCCACACCCGACAGGAGCCCGTAATGACCGCCAACCGCACCCGCATCATCGACCAGCTCGCCGCTGACCGCTTCCTCGCCAGCCAGGCCAGCCGGGAGCAGAGCGAGGCCGCCTACGTGCAGAACGCAATCGACCGGATTGCCGAGCTCGAGCTCGAGGGATATGCTGAGGACGCGAGCCGGATGCGGGCGCGACTGGAGGCGGAGGGGTTCGAGCTGGGGGCGCTGGTCGAGCAGCTCGCCGAGACCGACCAGACGATCCCGCCGGCCGCCGACATCCTCGCACTCGCGACGGAGCGGCGTGAGACGGCAGAAAGGCACGACGATCGGCCGGGCGTTCGGCAGCTCGATCGGCTGCGGATGAGCATCGCCAGCGGCGCGCGGCTGCACTGGGTGCTGGGTGACCTGATGGTGGGGAGTATCAACAATCCCGGCGCGGTGTACGCGGTAAGTAGAGCGGGCTGCTCGTGTCCGAACGGGCTGGCCGGCAAGGCGGCTTGTTGGCATTGCGCGCTCTATGACCTGCTGATCGATATGCAGGAAGAGCGGGCAGCGACGGCGGATATGGAGGCGGAGCGGGCGGAGACGGCAGCGACCGAGCGAGCGACGATGGGCCGGCGATTGTGCGCGGCCCGCAGGCAGTATCAAGAGGTGACGAATTGACCGATGACCAGGTGCGGACGGCGATCGCGGTGCTGAACGCCTACGCGCGCGGCGAACTGCTGCTCGACAATGACATCCTTGACGAGCTGGAGACGGCGATCGAGACCGCTTTCAACAGCAGCCTGCCGGACGAACAGGACGACTACGACGCGCCCGGCGAGGCCGGCTACTAGAACAACCTTCGGGCCACGCCGGCGCGCTTCACACTTCGACGTGGCCCCTACACCCCATGGGAGGATGCACTTGCTAGTATATCACGACGATCGGGACCAGCGCATCGCGGTCCTTGAAGCGGAGAATGCCAGGTTGCGCCACAACAGCTACTTGAAGATGCTGAATAGCGCCGGCCTGCTGCATGCGATCGACCACCTGCCCGTCGCCCGCTACGTGCTGGTCCTCTGCGACGTGGACCAGATGAAGCAGGTCAACAGCGCGACGGGCAGCCACGATCAGACCGATCGGCACCTCGCACGCGGCCTGAAGGTGCGTGACAACGAGCTCGCCGGCCAATTGCGCGGCGATGAGATCGTGTTCATTCTGGAGGAAGCCACGAACGCGCCGGCCTTCATCGCCCGCATCGGGGCGCAGCTCAGGAGGCAGCGACTTGACCCTGCGGCCCGGCGGGCGCTGCTGCTCGCGACCGGCCGGGCGCACATCACCGTCACGGCGGCCTGGCGGGCGGGGGTGCTGCCCTGCGAGATGCGCGCGGTGCTCGACGAACTGTCGGTTGAGGTGCTCGCGCTGAAAGCGGCCAGGGACGCGGTGGGGCCGCGCTGTTGATGATGAGAAGGAGCAACACCGTGATACTGATAACCCGCACCTCCAGCGGCCTGCTCGTGCAAAAAGACGCGCTGGACATCGCAATCGACGCCGGCGCTGTGCCCCTCGCGCTTCCTTCGCTCATCCACGAGTTGACCGATAGCGGCCGGGCGACAATAGCGGCCTATGCGCGCGGTCACGCCGACGGGCTGCTTGACGGGCGGATGCAAGCCGAGCGCGAGCGGATGGTCAGGGAAGCGAAGATGGACGACATCTGGGGGCTGGCCACGGTAACGGCGGCCTAGCGACAATAGCGACAGAAGCCTGTCGCGATCTATAATACGAATGAACGAAGGAGCTACCGTATGCCAGTCGTCGAAGCGAAAGAGTCCACCCAGGTCGCGCACGCCGCGATCGAGGCCCGCCGCGCCGCTGCTGCTCGGCAAGCTCGCGAGGCCGCCAGAAACGAGCTGACCGCGCGCAACGCCGACACCACGACGCCGCTGCGCGGCATGCCCGAGGCGACGTTGCCCGATCCGCCGGCGCGCGAGGAAGTCGCGCCAGCTGCTGAGGTCAAGGCCCGGCCGCAGGCGACCTTTACGATCCACGCCAGTATGGACGGCTTCCCATTCGAGGTGCAGTTCAGCGGCTCCGCCGATAACCTTCAGGCGACGATTAAGCGGCTGCGCGACCTGGGCGCGACCCCGCCGGACGAATGGGTGCAATCATGAGCGGCAAGAAGGGCGCGAACATCCGGCCGCCAAGCAGGCTCCTCGAGCGTGACCCGGCGGTCGTGTATCAGGACATTAACGAGACATGGGTGACGCTGGAGGAGCTCTATCAGGAGCTAGGGCGGGCGATGAGCGAGGCGCGGCGCAGTCAAGGGCTATCGCAGTCGGACGCAGGGAAGCGGCTTGGCATCTCGCGTGATATGGTCTGTTTGTACGAGCTGGGCCGGCGCTGGAAGCACGATGGGCCGGGCATCGAACGGCTGGCGCTGTCGCTGAGTCAGGAGCGCGGATAGACCATTCGTGCTATACTTCCCGCATGCTCTTTCTCCTTGCAACAGCGCCGATCGCACACTCCGATCGGCGCTGCTGTTTGCTACTCCCCGCTTCTTCGCTCATCGGCCAGCATCTGCCCTTCGACGGCGCGCTCCAGATCGGTGAACCCCGCGACCTGCTTGCGCGCCAATTCCCGCAGCTGCACCATCAGCGCCAAAATAGTCTCGTCTTGCACGCGCCCCTCACTCAGCAGCGTATCGACCAGCGTGACAAGGCTGGCCAGCTCATGATGCGTCTCGCGCATTTCGTCCCGCTGCGTGCCGTAGACCTCGCGCAGTTGCGTTATTTGACCGTAGGTCTCGAACACATCCTCGATCGCCCGCCGGATCTCCGTGGTGCTCACGTTTTTCGCCAGCATGACCTCGAACCGGTTCAACCGCCCCTCGATCGCAGTCAGACGCGCCGTGATGGCCTTCAGCTCGCGGTGGGTGGCGGTGGTGATGGTGCGCGGCACTCTAGGGCTCCTGTCGCGATCGGCCTATCGCGCGTCGGTGCATGTAGCCAAGCGTGACATGGCCGATCGCGCGGGCATTGTACCATCCCCTATACAGGCGCGCTCAACTGTGCTATAGTTTTGGCGGTGCATGTACCGCGCGGGCGGACTTGCGCTTTTTTCGTGCTGAGAGAACGACCATGACCGCCGAAGTCGTCTTGCACCTCGGGCGCTTTCATCTGGTCGTGCGCGGCGTCTATCTTGCCATGGAGACCGACCTGTGCCGTGACCCGGCCTTCGCGTCGCTGTACTGGACCAAGACCATGCTCGATCAAGCGGCACAGCTCATCAACGACCAGCACTGGGCATCGGCTGCCGATCGGATGAAGCGCGGGGATGCGCCGTGACAGAAGAGGTCGGCGGTGTCGCGTGGGAGCAGGGCCGCGCGGTGTCACGCATGGTGGCGGCGATGCGCGCGGGCGATTACGCGGCCATGGCCTTAGCGATGGGGGACTACGCGAGCGCACTCGGCACGCGCGTCACGAGCAACCTTGCGAAGATCGCCGCGCCGGTCTTGGAAGCCCAGAGCCAGGCCATTGCCGATCGGGAGCACGACGCGCGCACCATGGAACAGCGGCTCCTCCTCCTGATCACCATGGCAGAGGACGAGCAGGGCAAGCAGGGCGAGCAGGACACGCGGCTGAGCCTGATCGAGGTCGCCGCGGCGACGGCGCTCGCCGCAGCGGCAGATGCGATGGCGGAGAACCTGATCCAGACCGCGCGGATTGACGCGATCGAACGGGCGCGCGATGCCGAGCTGGGGAGTAGGATCGCCGCAGCACAGACCGCGCGCGACACCGAAGCGGAGGACCAGGCGAAAGCAGCGAAGGATGCGGCAAGCGAGTAACGGCGTGGACGAAGAGACTCAGCGCTACGCTGCTGTGCTGAAGATCAAGCAGGCCCGGCTGCACGAGCTGGACAAGCAGGCCGCCGCGTTTGGCGCGATCTACACCCCGCCACACATCGAAATGGAGCGGGTCAGCTTACGCGAAGAGCTGGGCATGGTCGAAACGGCGATTCAGTCGCCCGCGCGCGCCGAAGTCACCGAGGAGCTCGGCCCAGCTGGGCGCTTCCTGGTCAACTACGAGCAGGGACGCGAGATCAAGCAGAGCATCGCGGCGGTCCTGGTCAAACTGGAAACCTTTGTGCAATCGAGTGAGGGATGGCGCGCGCTGCACCGATCCTTCATCATCATCATCGGCATCGCGGTCATCGTGGTCGCGCTGAGTGTCGTCGTGATGGCGACCTACCTGATCACCCGAGGCGGACAATGACCGACTTCTCAAAAGATCTCACCGTCGGCCCGATGCCCTTCGACCGCGACGCCGCGGCCGACACGCCGCAAAAGCCCGGCGAAGCCACGCTGGGCGAGCCGACCTTCAAGTACATCGGCCTGGGCCTGACCGTCGACCAGTTCGCGGCCTATGTCCAGGGCTACGACTTCGGCAGCGTGCCGCCCGATTACGTGGTGCTGCACCATACGGCCATTCCTTCGACGATCGCCGCGCACTACCCCAGCGGCGCGGTGTGGGACGCGAACGAAGCGGGCATGAGCGCGGTGATGATTGCGAGCAAGCGCGGGCACCAGCTGGGCCAACTGCGCGACTACTATCAATCGCTCGGCTGGAATGCCGGCCCGCACCTCTTCATCGACGACACGTACATCTGGCTCTTCACGCCGATGTACGACGTGGGCATTCACGCGGCACAGGGCAACAGCTACCACGACTCGGGCGGGAAGCTCCACTACTCCATTGGTATCGAGGTCATCGGCTATTTCGAGAAGGTGGGCTGGCCGGCTTCTGTCGCGCGCAATGTCAGTATGGCGATCGCGCTGATCAAGCGGCGGATCGGGACGTTCGATTACGTGGATAAGCCGTGGGCTGGCGGGATCGGGGCGCACCGGATGTACAATAAGCCGGCCTGCCCTGGCGCGGCGATTGTGCCAGCGTATTACATGCCCATCCTGAAACGGGCGTGGGTCGAATTGCAGGCGACCCACGCATAGGGAGGTGACCGATGCCTGAACTGACATGGGCGGTCGTACTGGCCGTGCTGGTCATCGCGCTCTGCGCTGGCTTCGCGTGGACGGTAGGGAGCTGGATTGCGTCGCGGATCCTGACGGCGCTGTTCGTGCGGGGCGCCTAGGAACAGGGGTTAGCTGAGAGTTTAACTCAGTTAAACTATGGCAGCACCAAAACTGACACATTCCCAGCGCGAGCAGCTGCTTGAGTGGGTCGCCGCTGAGTACAGCTCCGATCTCATCGCCGCATGGTTCGCGGAACGTGAATGGCCTTCTCTGACCCGGCCAGCAGTCACCTACTACCGACGACGCTTCAAGATGCAAATCGCGGCGCTGCGCGACGAACGCCGCGCCGCGGCACTTTCAAGCGGCCTCGCACTGAAAGCCGAGCGGATAGAGCGACTCAAAGAGCACGCCGACGCGCTGGACGCAATCAAGTGGGTGAGTAGCGAGAGCGGCCGGCTCTGGAATGAGAAGGCTTGGCGCGAGACACTGGACGACATCGCCAGGGAGATGGGCCACCGCAGACAGGGCGTGGATCTGACGCTCGAAAAAGAGATCGAGGCGTTCCTTGACCGACTACGGGACAATCTCCCGCCCGAAGAGTATGCCCGGATCGTTGCTCTCGCAGCTGGCGGCGCGACGCCTGGCGAACGATCCTGAACTTGCGGAGCGCGCGCGCGCGACTGTCACCACCACCACCTTGACTGCTGTGGCAGGATCGAGCTGGACGCTGGACAGTGGGATCTATATCAATCGCGAGACCGGCAAGCCCTACATGCCGCACCACGAGAGAGAACGCACGTTCGTGTACAGCGACACCCCACGGCGCGCGCTGGCAAAGGGCGGCGAGGGCGGGGGCAAGTCGGTCGCTGGTGTGATTAAGGATCTGGAGCGACTCAGGCGCGGGATGCATGGCATGATGGGCTCGCCCGATTTCGAACATTTCAAAAAAAGTCTTTGGCCTGAGTTCCGGCGCTGGTGTCCCTGGCAGCATGTGACCATGCGGCACCAGTACAAGGCCGCGGCCGACTGGGAGCCGTCGAAGCCCTTTAGCCTGGTGTTTGAAAACGGCGCGCTGCTGCTGTGCGGCGGCTTCGATGAGCCGGGGGCGTGGGAGGGGCCGAATGTGCATTTCGCGCATTTCGATGAGGCCCGGCGGCACAAAACACCCGCGATGTTGAAGGTCATGGACGGTCGCTGCCGATTGACCGGGCCGCATGGCGAGCCACCCCAAAACTTTTACACCACGACGCCGCGCAAGCATTGGCTTTTCGAGTATTTTGGGCCGTGGGAGATGCTTGATGCGCCTGACCCCTTTGCCGACTTCAAGAAGCAGACACTGGTCATCGATCTGCTCACCGCCGATAATGCCGCGAATTTGGCGACGGGCTATGTCGAAGATCGGCGCCAGTCCCTGACAGAGGCCGAAGCGCGCGTGCTCTTAGACGCTTGCTGGGAAGACGTTGACGATGTGGATCGCTTCCTGTCCAGTATCGTGCTCTGGGACGCCTGCCTTGATCCGATGTTACCGCCACTGAGCGGGCATGAGCGTTGCGTGCTGGCGATGGACGCCGGCGAAAGTAGCGACACCTTTGCGACGGTGCTGATCTCGGAACACCCCACGCGCACGGGCGTGCTGGCGGTGCGCTATGCACGCGCCTACGTGCCCAGAGGTGGCCCGCTGAATTTCGACGCGATCGAGTTGGATATCCGCGATCTCATCGATCGCTATGCGGTGCAACAGATTGCCTACGATCCGTTCATGCTTGGCCAGATGATGCGGCGACTCTCTGGTGGAGGACGCCCTATCGCGGCGCCACTTGTGCCGTTTCCACAGGGCGCGCAGCGACTGGCGGCAGACAAGCTATTGCTTGACCTGATTAGTCAGCGGAAGATCGCGCACGACGGCAACGTCGACCTGCGGCGGCACCTTGACCACGCCGATAAGAAGCTCGGACCAGAAGGCCGAACGCTGCGCATTGTGAAACGCGCGCACAGCCTGAAGATCGATCTTGCGGTGGCCACGGCCATGGGCTGTGCGCGCGCTGGGGAGGTGCTCGGAACGGGCTATAGCAATGCCACCGCGCCGGCGCAGATCATTACATCGCAGCAACTATTCGGCACTCGCACATGAAAGCAAAGATCGTCAGCCTCCCCAGCCTCCGCCTCGATCTGAAGCGGGCCTTAGCGCAAGAGGCGTCCCCCGATCGCCGCAAGGAGATCGGCAGGGCACTGGCGGCAATTTGCCGCGCTGAACGGAAGGACATTGACAAAGAAGTGGTCAAGGTGTTAGGATAGCGGCAGTCGAATACCTTCGTGCTCTCAGCAACAGCTCACAGCACCTTCCCTCGATCGAGGGTTGGTGCTTTTTTGCGTGTTTCCATGTCCCTGCTCTCTCGCTTCTTTACCATATTCCGCCCCGCCAGTCGCCCCGCCACGACGGCGGATATCCCTGCGCCCCCGCTTCCCACCAGGCAAGCGAGACTTTTTAGCGCCGAATCGGATAGGGCATCAATAGTACGTTTGGCCCGCCGCATGGCCAGGGACGATCCAAGAGCGGATTCCGCACTCCATGCCGTGGCGAGAGATGTCACACGGGGGGGATTCTCTGTAACTATTGCTCAACAGCCGAACGCGCAGCGCGCCCGCGATGTGGCGACCCAGCTCATCGACCGGCTGAACCTGACGCAGATCGTGGACGACGTGGTGCGCGAGACTCTCAGAGATGGCGACGGCTTCTACGAGCTGGCGATCGACGGTGACGGCCTGATTCAGGATGTGAGCCGCAAGCCCACCCTGGAGATGCGGCGCCTCTCCGACCTGCAGGACCGCTTCACCGATCCCACCCGCGCGTTCTGCTGGAATGATGAGGTGTTCATGCTGTTGGGTCTGCCGCCCAGGGATGCCGTCTTCTTTGCCGCATTCCAGATCATCCACGCGCGCTATCATCACGACGCCGGCGAGCGCTACGGTCAGCCGATCTTCACGAGCGGGCGCCAGCCATGGCTGTACGCGAGCGAGGGCGAGAAGGACATTGCCGTGCGCCGCAAAACCCGCGCCGGCATGCGCTATGTCCACAATTTGAAGGGCGCCAGCGAAGGGCAGCTCGCGGCCTACCAGGAGCGCAACCGGCAGGCGTTGACCGATCCGAACGTGGCGATCGCCGACTTCTTTGCGAACGCCGACTCGACCTCGATCGACGCGGTCCAGGGCGACGCGCACCTATCCGAGATCGAGGATGTCAAGCACCACGTTCAGACAGCGTACTTTTCCAGTCCCATACCCCTCGAACTGATCGGGTACGGCGAGAACTTGAACCGCGATGTGCTCCAAGAGAAGCAGGACCACTACGACGACACCCTAGACGGTCTGGCGAGCTGGCTGGATGACCAGTTCCTGATTCCGCTCATCGAGCGCCAGTGGCTACTGCAAGGCATCTGGCCCGCCAGTGTGCGCTACACGATTCAGCGGCCCAGTCGCACGCCAATCACCGCGCTGCTGCTACAAAACGCCGGCACGGCGGCGCAGGGGCTGCGGACGGCCGGCATTCCCGATCGGATCGTCTACGAGCTGCTCGCGCAACTCATCCCGGGCGTGGATGTCGATCGGATTATGGAGCTGAAAGCGGCGGAGCCGCCTCCTCCTCCCGTGGTGGCGCCCGTAGCCGCGTCGCGCACGAATGGACACGGGACCGGCAGCCTGAAGGATCTGGGGGTGTACGCGCATGGGTGAGAACAAGAACCCGCAAACGCCCAAACCAAATATCCTGTCGCCAAGTCAAACGACACCGCCGCACGCACTCCCCAAACTCTCGAATGTTGAGTGCATGACCATCACGATCGTCGGCGTGCTGCCGCCGATTACGAAGGATAGCGAGGCCGCAGAGCAGGTCAATATGCAGGGCTTCATGGAGGCCATACGGCAAGCGCTGTTCGCGTTCTGGCCGAGTTTCGAGCCTGGGCATCCACCAGTCACGATCACCACAGTCACGCTACCCGAATTGAGGACGCCTGATGAGGAAAGTTAAAAAGGGCAAGCCGCTTCAAGATGCCACAAAAGGCAGCTCGGAATATTTTATCTACGAAGTAGATAGATCTTTCCGCGCGCAGTTCGGCTACCAGGCCTGGAACTACTGCATTGTCGATACATTCGCCGACCATATCATTCTGCGTGACTTCGATCTGCCGCAAGATGAATATTGGCTCGTGACCTACACCCCCGATGCGGACGGCGATTACACCTTCGCGTTGCAGGACCAGTGGGAGAAGGTCGAGCTGGCCTACGCGCCCTCCAAGAACCCCATGCCGCCCGAACCCGAACCGCCCGACGACACCATGCTAGGGGGCATGATGGGCGATTCGACGCGTATCCGGCGCCGCTTACTCATAGAGTCGGCCGGGCCGATCGCGCTGGTCGAATCGGCTGGCGATTCAGGCATCCGCCGGGTGCGCGGGATCGGCATGACCGCCGGCAGCATTAACGAGAATATGCGCCGCTACCCCGCGCCGGTGATCGCCGATGCGGTGGAAAAGGTGCGGCAGCAGCTGGGCAACCCGGCCGGGCGGATCGGGCGCGGGCCACTCTTAGGTGAGGCCGAACACCCGAGCGATCGCGGGCAGGGCCGCGCGCTGTGGCTGAACACCGTGTTCGTGTGGGACAGTATCAGCTTCAACGATAACCAGGTCATGCTAGATGGGCGGATTGTGCCGACCAGCCAGGGGCAGGACGCGCTCATTCTGCTTGAGGCCGGCGTGCTGCCGGGACTCTCTCTCCGTGGCCTCGGGCGCAGCGTGCTGCTGCAAGAGGCCGGAAGCACTATCGAAGAAGTCCAGGAATTAGAGCTGATTGGCTGGGATGCCACGATCGACCCGGCGGACGCGACCGCCGATCTTGTTTTACAGGAGACTGCTATGCTCAAGGGATTCTTGCGCGGCATGCGCGCACCAGACGACGGCAAGACTCCCGCGAGTGGCGCGGGAAAGGCGGACGGCAAAGAGACGCTTAAAGGCGAAAGCGGAAAGACGAAAGACGAAAAGACCGCTGAGATTCAGCCACGCACCCTACTCGCGGGTGAAGTGCTGGAGTCGGCTGCCGTCGGCCTCTCCGCCGATGACAGAAAACGCCTCGATCGGCTGGCCGAGTCGGAGCGGAGAGCACACGTCGCTGAGGCGATCGACACCGCGCTTGCCGACGCGCCCTACAGCCAGCCTATCCGGCAGCAGATCGCCGACGCCGTGCGCGCGCTCGATCTGGGGAGCGCGGAGGCCGTACCCGGCGCAATCGAGCGCCAGCGCGCGGTGGCGGATGCGATGCTCGCTCAGGCGCAGCTGCAATTGATGGGCCGGCCTGGCCCGCGCGCGCCGGTCATTAGCGGTGGGGGCACACAACTCGTCCCCGACTACGCCAAGCCACAGCAGGCGATTACGGATAGCCTCGTCCTGGCGACCGGGCGACCGTCCAAGCTCGCGCGGCTGGCCTCCCCACAGTCGGTCAACGAGCGCTTCGCGGTCGAGATGCTGCGCCGTTTCGACGCGGCCTACAAGCACCACCTGATCGCGGAGGCGCGGATGTTCCAGGATGCCGAGCAGGCCAGCGACCTGGCGCTGCCCTACACGATCATGCGGACGGTGATCGCGGAGATGGTGCCGGAATTGATCGCGGTCTCGGTCTTCGATACCCAATCGGTTGACCCGGCGCCGACGGTCAACATCCCGTATGAGACCTACGCCGGCGAAACCGGCCTCTCTGGCACGATCACCGATGAGGTGGTGGTGGCCAGCCTTGACGTGTGGGTCAATCTCGCGCACCAGCATCTGACCGGCGGCAGCGACGTGCTCACGCACACCTCTGGCTCCCCCACCTACGTCAACGGCACCGACTATGTGATCGACGTCCTGGGCGGGCGGCTGATGGCGCTGAGTGGCGGCGCGATTACGGCATCGCAGTCGCTCAAGCTCGACTACACCTACGCGGCGATCCGCCAGGGCGAGATGGTGCCGATCGAGCGCGGCAAGCTAACCCTGGCGTTCTACCCGATGGTCATGGCCGCCGATCGGCTCGCGACGCAGATCAGCAGCGAGGCGATGGTGTTCAGTCGCGCCGTGCTGGGGTACGACGCGGTGGGCCGCGCGCTCTCTCGCATCATGTTCGAGGTGCGGCGGAAAATCGACGGCGGGCTGTTCTACCTGGCCTTAGCAGAGGCGCTGCGCGTCGCGAGCAACTCGGGCGGCACCTGGACCGCCGCGACCGATACCTACGACGACTTAGCAGCCTTCGTCGGCGTCGCCAAAGTCAAGGTGGCCAATCGCTTCTTTGTGCCGACCGCGATCATCATGAGCGAGACCAACGCCGACCGGATTGCGAACTGGATCGGCTTCACGGCTGCTGGCGCGCGCCCCGACGCCGATCTGAACGCGAGCGGCTACGTGGGGCGGCTCAAGGCATTGCCGGTGTTCGCCACCACCGAATTTAGTGACAGCTACATCCTCGCGCTCAACCGCGAGGTGGTCTACTACCGCGTGGGCCAGCCGATGCAGCTCAAGGGACCGTATCCGAGCTACGACCCGGCCGGCACGGGCAAGCTGATTGCGGCTGATCAGTACTTTGTTGAAGAGTACAATGGGTCGACGGGCGATCCTGGCCACTCAGGCAAGGCGGCGAGCGTTAAGATCGTTTAGTCCGGCGAAATGCAGTAACGACACAGCATATGCTGCCATTCGTCGCGAGAAAAGTCATTGGCGCGAACATGATGACATTGCGTCGAAATGCAATGAAAGGATAGCCATATGTCTCCTGCACAGTCAAGCGTGAAGCTCGCCGGCGCGACCTTCAGCGTGACCGAACTGCTGCTGGCCAGCGGCAAGCTGGTCGACCTCAATGGAGAGCCGGACGCGCTGGTCTTGGACGCCTTACAGAACATACGGCTCGACGGCTCGACCGCCGGGCATCTCAAGATCAAGATCGCGGGCGCCTACGACTTCGATATTACCGCTAATTTGCTCACCGCGCTCGCGGGCAGCGTGATCGCGACCGACACGATCGCCGAGACGACTGCCGACGCCGGCGTGACGATCGACGGCGTGCTGATCAAGGACGGCGTGGTTGCGGGACACAACACGGTCGTGGCCGTCGCGGCCTCAGGCGCGATCGCAATCCCGCTGTACAGTGCGACCCACTTCATTACCAAGTCGAGCGCGGCCGCGGCACTCACGATTGTCGATCCGACCGCGACGACGCACGACGGCGTGCGGCTCACCTTCATCTCGACCACCGCGCGGGCGCACACGCTGGACAACTCCGCGGGGAGCGGCTTTTTCTCAAGCGGCGGCGCGTCGAAGGATGTCGCGACCTTCGGCGGCGCGATCGGCGACGGGCTGTCGATTATTGCATACCAAGGAAAATGGTATTTGGAGCCTGGTGCAAGCCTAAACATCACGCTGGGCTAGGACGATGAGCATTCCGCGCTACACGGTGCTGATCGCTTCTGGCGATCGTGTGCCACACATGACGGTCAAGATCGCCAATGGCATCACGCCGGCGCAATGTACGTTGCGCGTTGCGGAGGCAGGCGAGCACCCTCAGCTGACGGTGCGGATTGCGACGGGCGATCGCGTGCCGCAGATGACCGTCATCCTGGAGAATTATCCATGACCATCCTGCTCGCCGATCTCGTCACGAGGGTGACCACGGACGTGCCCAGCCAATCGGGCGTGCCGACAGCCGCGCAGTACGAGCAGGCGGTCAAAGACGCGGTGGCCGACCTATCGCGCCGTGCCAGTGTGACGCGGGTCGTAGCGCTTGCAATCGTGGCGGGCACAGCGGCGTACACGCTGCCCGCCGACTTCATCAGCCTGATTCGGCTGGCCCAGATCGGCGTGCCGTTTCCACAGCGCGCTGACGTGGGTGGTTACGGTATGGGCGGCTATGGCCTTCCGGGCTACGCGGGCTACGCAGACCCGTACACGCTCGTGACGCCGGCGGGGTTGGTGCCGATGACCGACGCCTGGCGCGAGCAGATCACGGTGGCCGGATTGACGATGACCATCTACCCGACGCCGACGATCAGCGCCGAACGGAACCTGGTCTACGCGGCGGGCGACGCGCTGGTCGTCGATAGTTATCCGACCTTATCCGATGAGCGCGCCAGTGTCGCGCTGCTGCTGGCGAAAGCGATCTGCCTCGATCGGATCGCCACGTCGCCCGCTGGACAGGCAGTTAAGATCACGGCCGGGCAGGACACCGTTGACTTCGTGGGCACGGCAACTGCGCTCAGGACACAGGCGCAAGGGCTGCGCGAGCAATACGTGGCCGCAGTCCAGGCGCTGAACGCCGGCAGCGGCGGGCTTAGAGCATGACCGCTATCGATGATGCCATAACACGCGCCAGATCCGCACTCCTCCCGCTGCTCACAGATGCGTGCGTCGTCACGCACACGCCGCTGCAAAGTGATGGACGCGGCGGTGAGATCCCTGGCACGCCAGCGACGGTGACGACCGTGGCAAACGTCCAGCGCACGATTCGCGCGGAGGAGCTAGAGGTTGCGGCCAGGCTCGGTGTCGTCAGCCCGGCGATCATCCGATTGCCCGTCGGCACCGTCGTGACGAGCGCGGACACGATCGCGGTCGGCGGGCGCACGTTCGCCGTCGTGAGCCCGCTCGTGGATACCATCCAACTCACCCTGCCCGTTTTGTGCAAGGAACTAACCTGATGGCGTATCAAAGCCGCACGACGGTCGTCTTCGATCGGAGTGCGGAGATTGTCGGACAGATCATCCGCGAGGCGAGCGAGTTGCGCCACGCCACCGCCCAGAAGATCCTGGAGGGCGCACAGGCAAATGCGCCCGAGCAGACCGGCGGGCTGAAGGCCAGCGGCTACATCGTGGATGAGACCGGCAGCGGCTATAGTGAGGCGGCAGCCGCCGCCGCAAGCAGGAACCCAGCGATCGTGCTGCTACCCGCCGTGCCTGCGGAAGCGGACACGACGATCGTGGCCTTCGCGGCTGAGTATGCCGAGCTGAACGAATATTACACCGGGCCCACGAATCCCTCCTCACACCCGTTCCTGACACCGGCGACCGAGGCGGAGCGGAGTGCGTGGGAAGCGGCCGTAGCGCGGCTGGGCGGGGGCGCATCGTGACACTCACCGAGACCGGCATCATCGCCACCTGGCTGGATAGCGTGCTACGCGGTGACACGGGCGCGGGCGGCGTGTTCACCTTAGCGACGGGCGGCATCTTTGAGGAGATCGACCCGAATGGCGGCTCGTATCCGAAGGTCATCTTCCGCTACCAGGGCGGCAGCGACTATGCGGCGATCGGGGCCGCGCGACGGGTGTACGTGAACGCGCTGTACGCGGTCTACGCCGTGTGGCAGACGCCCTCCTTCGGCGGCGCGCTCGATCAGATCGCGGCACGGATCGACGTGCTGCTGAACGGCAAGCAGGCCGCGGCGGGTGGCGGGCTCATCCTCGCGTGCGTGCGGGTCAGCCCGTTGCAAATTCCAGGACTGATGAATGGCGTATCGACACGCATGTTGGGTGGCATTTTTCGCATTATGGCACAGCATTAGGAGACCACCGCTATGGCCGATCAGGCATACGTTTTTCGTAAACCGCAACTTGGGCATGAGTCGCCGGCTGGCACGCAAGCCACGCCCACGAAGGTACTCGGCAGTCTTGAGATCACCGCCGCGTTCGATCCCCTCGTCGCCGCTGCCGGCCCGCTCGGCAATCTGCTGGCCACGATCGCAGCCACGAACTACGAGGACACCAAGATCGCGGTCAAGAGCGCGCCGCAGTGCGTCTACGATGAGATGCCCTACCTGCAATGTGCCCTGATTAACGATGTCAGTGCGACCACCCCCGGCGGCGCGACCCTGAGCAGGCTCTGGACGACCACGCTGAACGACACCAGCGCCAATCTGGCGGCCAGCTACACCTTCGAGGTCGGCGACACCGTGCGGGCGGCGCGCGGCGGCTACATGACCTTGACCGACGGCACATGGGCGATCGACTTCGATAAGGGGCTGGTCTTCACGGGCGCGGGCTTCGGCCAGAAGATGCTTGACGACAAGCAGCGCTACCTGCGGACGACCGGCACGCCCGCCGGCGGCACCATCACCATCACCGCAACCCTGGCCAGCGCGGTCACGAGCGCACAACTCTACAACGACACCGGCGCGACGCTCCAAACCAAACTCCGCGCATTGCCGACGATCGGCGCGGCGGGCGTGACGGTCACAGGTGCGGCGGGCGGGCCGTGGGTGGTCACGTTCGCCGGCGAGTTGGCCACGAAGGCGGTGCCACTCATCACGCTGGAGACGAACAGTCTGACGGGCGGCACGAATCCGAGCGTGACGATCGTGGCCACCACACCCGGCGTGGACGGCACCACCAGCGCCGTCCAGACCTTGACGCTGACGGGTGTGCCGACCGGCGGATCGGTGACGTTCGGCTTCAAAACGAACAGCACGACCACCCCGGCGATCGCCTACAACGCAGCCGCCAGCGCCGTGCAGACCGCGCTGCTGGCCATGCCGCTGTTCGCATCGGGCGACGTGGTCGCGTCAGGTGGCCCGTTGCCTGCGGTGGTGCCGCTCGCCTTCGCCGGCGCCTATGCGACCGCAGAGTTGCCCGTGCTGACCATCAGTAATGCCTTGACGGGCGGCACCGCGCCGACGGCGACGCTCGATCGGCTGGCACCCGGCGCGACCACCGCGGCGCTCGTCCCGATCCTCGGCAGTCAGTTCGATTACTATCTGGCGACGACGATGGCGGGCCTGGCCACCGCGACGGTCAAGCAGACGCGGGTGTTCAATTTTCAAATCAAGGTCGGCAAGCGCTACGGGCCGATTAAGCCGATGAATACCTCCAGCAGCGGCACGTTCACCGCGATTGTCGAGCTGAAACCGACGTTCGATGTGTCATTTTCCGTCGGCGCGGATGCCGAGGGCTTCGCGTGGCTGAGCGCGCTCCGGGCGAACACGATGCTGTTTTTGCGTATCAAGGCCACCGGGCCGCTGATCGAGGTGGGCTTCAACTACTACACGCAAATAGACCTGGCGATCCTGCTCACGAAGACGAACCCGATCAAAGACGGCAACGGCCTGGCCCAGATCGACTTCGACGGCGTGATCGGGCACGATAGCACGTCAGGAACCGGCATCGTTTGGGCCACGCAATGCGCCCTGACCGCGCTGTAGAGGAAACGCATGAAACTCTCGACACTGACCCAGGCGCGCCCGACTCCTACCACGGTCAACGTGCTGGGCGATCCCATTAAGATTATCTACGACCGCGCGCGTATCGATCAGGAGTTCTGGAAGTTCAGCCGCTGGCGCGAGCAGCTCGCCTACGTCCTGATCGGCTGGGATGTGACGGACGACGACGGCAAGCCCTACGCGCCACAGGACAACGCGAACGGGAGTGGGCCAAAAGAGTGGCTCCGTCTGTTTGAGCCGATCCCCGATGTGGCGCTGCGTCCGATCTTCGATCACATCCTTGACGAATTCCAAGCCGGCCCAAAAGCCGGCGCCGGCTCTTCTACTACCTGATCGGCAAGGGTCAGAACCCGGCGTATCCGCACCCGCCGTTTTATTACACCTACACCGCACAGGACGTGCGCCGCATCATGGTGCGCGAGTTCGGCCACTACGACATTGGATGGTGGGAATCGCATCCTGAATGGTGGCAGCGCTTCTGGACAACCATAGATGCCGAGTCCGATGCCTTCGCGCAGATGAATAAGTAGCCCGCAATAATGACCACTGCCTCCCAACTGATCTCCAAGGTGGGTCTCGACACCTCCGATCTGCTGCCGCAGACGCAGGCCGCGCAAGCTGCGATCGGGCAAGGGATCGCCGCGGCTGCGGAGCAGGGCCAGGCCGGCATCAATCGGCTTGGCGGCTCCTTCGACGTTTTGAGCCAGGCGGAAAACCATGCCGAGCAGAACGCCATCCGCACCGCGCAAGCCCACGCGCGGGCGATGGTGGCCGAAGGCGACCGGGCCGGCGCGATCCGCGTGCTCAGTCAGGCCCAGAACGACGCGCGCGGCATCAGCGAACAGACCACCTACCAGATCCAGACCCAGATCGCGAACTTAGAGAGCGGCGCGAGTGCGGCACAGCAGTACGGCGCTGCCTTTAGTCAGGGGCTGCTGAACATTGTCGGCCCGGCGGCAGTCGCGACCGCCGCGATCGGCGCGGTCGTCTCCGTAGCGAACAGCTTCAAGGAGGCGTTCACCTTCGGCGCGGAGCTCGATGCCAATACCAAGGCGATCGAAATTCAGCTCACGGGCGTGCGCGAGAGTGGCGTTGCGTTTCAGCAGGCCCAGCACTACGCCGACGTGTATAAGCTGACGCAGCAGCAGACCACCGAGGCCATGATCGCGTCCATCCCGGTCATCCGGCAGTCCACGTCGTCCATGGAAGAGATTCTGGGCGTGTTCGATCGGCTGCAACTGCGGCAGCCCGGCAAGACGTTCCAGGATGCCGCGCGGGCGATCGGCGAGTTGCAGGCCGGCCAGTACACCAGCCTGAACAGGATTTTCAACGTGCCGCTGGAGGACGCCCATAAGCTCTCGCTCGAAATTAAGGCCGGCGGCGACGCGGTGCAGCTCGTCTCGCAGTATCTGAGCGAGAGCGGGCTGGGGATGGACGCGCTGAAAGCCAAGACCGAGGGCGCGGCCGGCGCGCTCAGGGATTACGCCAAGGCACAGGAAGCGCTGACGATCCAGCAGGGCGAGTTCGCCAAGGGGCCGGGCATCAATTTGCTGGGCGCGGCCACCGTCGCGCTGGGCGATGCCACGAAGGCGCTGGGCGGCGGGGGCGACATTCTCTCGAATAACCTGGCACTGCTTCAGGCAAACGTCGTTGCGGCCACAACCTACGGGCTCGAATTCGCGAAAACGGGCAACCTTGAGGCGAGTATCGCGGCAGCGGCAGCCGCGCGCGGTGAGGTGTACCGCAAGGCGACCGGGGCAACGCGCGACGATACCGACGCGCGACGCGAGGCGATCCAGTCCTACCACGATGCCACCAACGGCATCATCGCCACAGGGAAGGCCGCCAAGGAGGTTTCCGAGCAGGACCTTGCCAAGCTGGAGACGGCAGCCACACGCGCCTCCGACGCCTACGCCAAGTTGACGCAGGCCGCGACCGACTACGCGACGAAGGGGCAGGAAGCGGCAGCCGCGCATAACGAGAAGCTCGCGAGTTTGGCCGAGGCGAACGTTTTAAGGCTGACCACGATCGATCGGACGGAGGCCGAGGGACGGGCGAAGGCGACCGACGACTGGCGCGATCGCGTGACCCGTACCACCGCCGACGGCAACCGGCGGCTGCTGGAATTGGAGGACGCCTATAACGATGATCTCCTCAAGCGGCGGGCGCAAGCCTCCGATCGCTACTTCCAGATCGGCGCCGATCTCGCACTGAAAGTGCTTGACGATCGACGCAACAGCGCGCAGCGGATTGCCGAGATTGTCGCGACAGAGGAGGCCGACTCGGAGGCCCAGGCCCAGGCCGCAGCCGATCGGCAAGTCGCCCTCTCCGAGCAGCTCGCGACTGCCGAACAGGACAGCGCGAAGAAGCTGGCGGCCTTCGAGCAGACGACCTACGAGCAACGCAGCGCGGCCCAGGCGACCTATGAGCAAAAAGTCGTCGACCTGGCGCAGCGCGCTTCCGATCTCGTGAGTGCTGCCCAGGAGAGCGCGAGCAGACGCCAGACCGACGCCGCGCGCACGATGCAGAGGGGGATGGAGGACGCGGCCGATCGGGCGAGTGACCTGGCCGTCGATCGGCAGAACGCGGAGGCGGATCGGGCCCAGGCGCACGCCGATAAGCTCGCAGCTATTCAGGCGCAAGCAGCGGGCGGGGGTGCGGGTGGCGGGCGGATTACGACCCTGACGGGCGGGCGCTTCACGACGGAGGATGTGGCAGGGGCGAGTGGCTCTGGCGCGAGTGTCGCAGCTCAGATCGCGAGTGAGAACGCACGCTACGCTGCCCAACTCGCCGCGACCGAGCGCAGTCAATTTCTGACCGACAGTCGCGCCGCGCGGGATGCGGAGAAGCAGCGCTCGCGGGCGGAAGAGGACAGAAATCGAGCCGAGCAGGACGCGGCCGAAAAGCTCGCTGACCAGCAGCGGCAGCTGGCGGTGGCAGCGGCCGTGCTCGATCGCGACTACGCCAGTCAGGTGGCGAAGGCGGAGGCAGCGGCCGACAAGCAGCGCGGCATCTTAGTGCAAGCGGAGGCCGATAAGCTGGCCGCAATCGAGCTTGCCGCGGCGAAGCAGGAAGCGGCTGCCGCAAAGGCGGATGCGGCGAGTGACGCACGCGCCAATGCGGCGATTGCGAAAGAGCGGCAAGCAGAGGCCATACGAGAGTCGGACGCAGTGGCTGCTGCCGATCGGGCGCGGCAAGCGCTGATCGCTTCGACCAATGCCGAACTCCAGGCGCGGCAGCAGGGCTACGACGACGCGCGGCTAAAACAACAGGAGGCAATAGCACGGCAGATTCAGGACGAAAACACCGCCTACGGCAAGCGGGTGGTTGAGATTGCCAAGCAGGCCAGCGCAGCGCGAGCCGCACAAGAGGCGACCTACGCCGATCAGGTAGCACAGGAGCAAGCCGCCTACGCCAAGGCGGAGATCGCCAGAGGGGTAGCCTACGCCAAGCAAAAGACGCAGCTCGAAACCGCGCTGGGCGAGCAGGAGACCGCCTACGTCAAGGCACAGGAGCAGATCGGGCTGATCACGCGCCAGGCCGCGGACGCTAGACTGCAGATTATCGCGGCGTCCTACGGGCGACAGGCGGACGCCCAGCGTGCGGCCTTTAACGCGGCGTTCGGCGACCTGACCAAGCCGAATCCGACGCAGACCATTACGGACTACCTGGGACCGTCCTCTGGGACGTTCGCGCCTGCTTCGTCGTCCATCACGATCGCCCCTGGCGCGATCAGTGTCGCGGGCGTGAGCGATCCCGCTGCCGCCGCTGCTGCCGTGCGCGACCAGTTCATCCGCCTTATCCGCGCGGCCGGCGGCAATGTCTCGCAATTCTTTGGGGGGCCCTGATGACGCGGCCCGAGATTCAATGCCTCATGGCGTTTGGTCAGAACGCTTTTGCAGCCGATTCGTCGCTGACATGGACCGACGTGTCTGCCGATGTGCTGCTCGATCCCAGCCAGGGCGGCGGGCCGATCTCCATCACGCGCGGGCGGCAGGGCGAGTTGGGCCGGGTCGAAGCCGGGCGCTTTACGTTCACGCTGAACAACGCGGCGCGCGCGTATGACCCGACCTACACCAGCTCACCCTACTACCCGAATATCCGGCCGATGACCCGCTGCCGGATTCGGGCGCGCTGGCCAGTCACGACGGGCACCTGGTACAACCGCATCACGGGCTATGTGGAGGTGTGGACGCCCGCCTACCCCGGCCCACGCCAGGCGGTCGTGCATGTACGCGGGTCGGATGCGCTCACGACACTCGCCCGCGCGCAATCAAGTGTCACAAGTGGCGCGCCGGGGGAAACCAGCCACAACGCGATCCGCACGGCGCTGAATATCATCGGCTGGGCCTACGCGACCGACTATGTGTACGCGAACGGCTCAACCACGATCGCGGCCGGCAGCTATTTGAATCTGAACGCCTTGCAATATATGCAGACCATCACGGATACGGAGAATGGACTATTCTTCGTCGGCCCGCAGGGGTTTCCGACGTTCCAGGATCGGCACTACCGCATCAATAATGCGAGTAGCGCGGGCATCTTCGGCAACGCCGGCGGCAGCGAGCTGCCCTACCTTGATGTGGCCTTCAGCTACGATGAGGCGCTGCTGTATAACGATATTCAGGTCACGCGGGCTGGCGGGGCATTGCAGGAGGCGGTCGATAGCGCCAGCCAGGCGACCTACGGCCCGCGCGTGCTGACCATCAGCGGGCTGTACATGGCGACGGATGATGAGGCGCTCGGCCTCGCACAGTGGCTGCTCGTGCGCTATGGCAACCCATCCTTGCGCGTCACGTCGATCGTGCTCAACGGTGATCTGAATGCGAGTGCGCTCTGGCCGATCATCCTGGCGCGCGAGCTGAGTGACAAGATCGAGGTCAAGGTGCGGCCACCTGGTGGGGGCACGATCGACCAGCTCGCGCGGATCGAGGCGGTCGCGGACGCCATTAGCCTTGAGGCGTGGCTGACAACCTGGCAGCTCAGTCTCGCCGGTGAGGATCAGTATTGGGTGCTGGGCAGCGCGACGCAGAGCTTCCTCGACTCAACCACACGCCTGTCATTCTAAGGAGACGCTATGGGATGGACCGCCCCGGCGACCTACGCGACCAATCAGTTGATCAACGCCGCCGATCTTAATTTGATCCGCGATAACCTGAATTACCTCAAAGGCAACGCGGGCACCGTGGCATTCGCGGCGGCATTGACCGTTGCGGGCGGCGTGGTCGCCACGGCCGGCACGACCAACCAGGATATTCTGTCGGGCCTATCGGGCGCGTCGGGCAACTTCGCCGGCATCTCGGTCGGTCGTACCGCCAGTGAGGCGCGCTTTGCCATTCCAGGAGCGGCAACGCAATTCTTTAGTGGCGCGGCGGCCGGCGATGCGGTGTTTCGGGTGGACGATGCGGCCAAGCGGGTGCTGCTGGGCGCCGGCAGCACGGAGACGCTTGTTATCCAGGCGAGTACGATCAATCAGCCGTTCACCGCCAAAGGGCCGGCGAGTATCAGTATGGCGCTCTTAGCGGCGACGGCGGTGGGGAATACGCTGCAAACGCTGGCGCCGGCCGGCACGGTCTCCAGCTTCGCGCTGTTCTATTTGATGGACTATAACAACACGGGCGGCGCAATCGTGCCCATCAGCGGCAACGGACTCAAGCCCAGCCAGACCTTTACGGTGGTCAATACCGATACGATCACCGTCACACTCACGGCTGGCGGCGCGATCACGGTGCAGCGCACCGCTGGCGCGAATGCAACCCACGAAATGGCCATTTTCGTTCTCTATAAGTAGGGTTTGGTAGGGTTTGAATGACTGACCGCATCCGCGCCCGCATGGCCGAACGGCAAGCGTCACGCGACCGCGAAGAACTGGAGTACGCGCGACTCGAAGAACGCATCAAGCAATTGCAGGATGAGCTGCTCCTCCGCCGCCGCAGTCTCGACATGACGCACGGCCGCATCGCCGAACTGGAGGCGCTCCTAGCAGCAGAT